CTCCTTCAATGTAAAAAGAATGTGTTTCATTAGACCCAATCAGGTTTACGGTCGGGGATACGAAGGTAATTATCGCACACCCAAGGTTTAGATGCAATATAACGCTTATAAGCGGTATAGATATCGATGCTTTTATCATACTTGAACTCATCAGGTCCAGCAAAGACAAACGGTTTAGGACGCTCTGTGGGGTCTCCTGTGGGCAGGATCTCCTTTGCTGCCATCAGAGTATGGAAGCAGGTGTGGACCTTGCCGTAGCGCATCTTGTACTCGTCACAGAGGGCGATGCCGTGCTGCAGCAACCACTGCCAGTTACCTACAAAATCATTTGCCCAGATAGTGCAGGGGTGATTACGAAAAGCACCCTTCTCAGTGGCGTAGGGAGTACCATCTGCTCTGGGAAGAGTGCCAAATCCATGACCCCATTTGTCAGAGCATACGATAGCAAGCATCTGACAGGTCTCTAGGGGCATCTTGACGATGTGTTTATCTGGTAGAACCCGTGCTGACTTGCAAGGGTCTGGATCGGTCACAAAGATATTCATAATAATTTTGATAATGAAATTATCAATAGGAATGATAGCATTATAACCACATCCCAAGACTTTGTACGAATAAAGTAAGGAATTGAAATAAGGTCGGCAACAAAGTGAGTTGCTACACCAGCTATTACATTAACGTGGAGGACAATAAAATAGGCAATGATTATAAGAGCACTGCCTAATATCCTCATAACTACATCAACCGAAAGTCGAGTCTGGTTCCCTCCTTGGCACCAAGTGCTTTTGCTCATATTCTCCAAACCTTCCTCATCCAAGTTTAGAGTCAGGTTCCAATGCAATGTAATACTTGAGGTTGCGATCCTTACTGTTGAACTGGGACAACAGTTTCTTAGAGATAGTTACTTCATAAGCACCAGGGAGGATCTTGATGTTCTCAACTTTGAAGTTGAATGTGAACTCAGAGTCAGACTCACCAACAACAATAGAGAAGTCGTTAGAGGTGTCATTCTTCTTGTCCCACACAACCAACTTTACCACACCTGCCTCAGAAATGACAGACAAGTCAGGCAGTTGATAAACTGCTGCTGCTTTGAGCAAACGATCCAGTTGTTGGGTATTGAGTTCAAAACTTACCTCGGTGCTAGGCAGAGCAATCTGCTTATCGGGAGGAGTGACAATCACGTTTGGATCAGCAAAGAAGTATTTGGAACGCATCTTACCTTCGCTGATATGAACATAACTATCATTCTCAAAGTTAAGTTCAGGACTCTGGTGGAGAGACAGTCCATTAAGGAACTGAGTCAGGTCATAGATACCAAAATCTTTGGGGAACTCTTCATCAATCTCTGCCTCTGCAAGGATGTTCTTCATCACACTGATTGTGCGGAGTTTATTACCCTCCTTGAAGAGGATAGATTGGTTGATGGAAGAAAAGTTCTTAAGCAGGGACAGAGTTTTATCAGAAAGTCTCATATCGTTCGCCTTTGTTGTCATTGTGTAGTCCAGAGAAGTGGTAGAGTAAGATACAATAGTGGATTGCTTTGATGATGTCAAGTTTTGACTTACCGTTCTTTTTACCAAAACGTGATAGATATTTGATTGCGTTTGATCGACAGAATGCTTCCGCGTCACCAATACTCTCAATCAAATCCAAAGTCTGTGTTTTAGAATCTTTGGATGTGTAATGCGATTTGTAAGTAGTTGACAGATACTCGCGGACCTCTTTAAGAGTCAGATCTTCTTCATACTTCCAAAATCCATTATTAGAAAGAGATTCTAAGTTTAGATCAATGGAGTTTCCGATAATAGTGTCTTCGTTTTGTTTCAAGGGAGTGTATTCATATCCATATTCAGGACCATCTTTGAATGGGTTGGGGCGATTAGGATCATTACGATCATAATCATAATAATATTTTGAATGTTCAGTCATAACAATGATGGGAGGCATAGTTTACCTCCCAGTATTATATCATCCTTCGACAGGATTAACAATGGTTTCAATAGTATCCTCAGTCGGCATTTGGAAATCCGCATCAACTTTGTCATACAGTTCCAGGAATGCAGACTTAGTTTCCTCATCAAATCGATTGATGCAGACTTGGATTGCTTTTGCCTTATCGCCAAAGATTACATAGGCATTGACAATGTGCAGCAGACGGCGAGTGGAGATAACCTCTTCGATACCACCATCATAGAATGTCTTGCGGATAATATCTGCCCAATCAACCAGACGGGAGATAAAGTTATCATCATCAATACCAAGACTAGTTGCAACCTTAGCAAGAATCTTTGCCTCAGATGCAGGGGTAGGATATGCCTGCTCAAAGGTCACACAGAATCGCTCCAGGAATGCTTCGTTCAGCACATTGGTGCCGATAAAGCGACCATCATCAGATCCCTTACCCTTAGTATTTGCAGTTGCAAACACATTGAATCCTTTAGAGGGTTGGATAAACTTACCAATCTTCTTCAAGAAGACTCCTTTACCCTCAAGGATAGATTGCAGACACAGGATTTTGTTGGATGCCAGGTCAACTTCATCTAGAAGCAGCACAGCTCCCCGCTCCAGAGCCTCGATGACGGGTCCGTTATGCCAAACAGTTTCGCCATTAACAAGACGGAAACCACCAATAAGATCATCCTCGTCAGTTTCAATGGTGATGTTAACGCGAATCAACTCCTTATTTAGAGCAGCACACGCTTGCTCCACAGCGTGAGTCTTACCGTTACCAGACAGACCAGTGATAAAGGTAGGATAAAACAGACCAGATTTGATGATACGTTTGATATCGTTGTAGTTACCAAACGGGATAAAGTTAGGATCTTTATCAGGGATAAGATTTTGCTCTACTGCTGGTTGAGCAGCGGGTGCTTCATATGTTTGTTCCAGTTTCTCTTGCACAGTCAGATTCCACTTACCGCGACCAACTTTGTACTCATCAAGTTTTTTGGTGACAGTAGGATAAGATGTTCCATTAGATGCACACCAACCACGGATATCAGCGGCAGTTACTTCTTCGCCGTAGATTGCTTGGAGGGAGGTGCGGATGTAGTCAGGGGTCACAGTGTTGCGGGGCATTGTTTGCTTTGTTTCAACAGTCATATTATAGCAGTGACAGGAGGTCCCTCAAGACCCCCTGTGCCAGTTACTCAGGTGTCTCTGCCTCTTGCTCTTTAGTCAGCAGTTCTAGTGCCTCTACGGCACCAATCAGTTTTAGATGCCGTTCCTTTGCCTGGCGAAGTTGTTCTTCACCCTCTGCAATTGCAGTTTTCATAGCATCTCTTTGTTCTTTAAAGTTAGAGAGAAGTTCTTTTGCGTCCATAATTAAGCAATCAGATTTACAAACTCAGATAAAACCTTCTTATTTAGTTTCTTAGTGGCAAGAGACTTGACAAATGCCTTCTTGATTTGTGCTTTTGATGCATCATCATCAACGTCAAATGAACTATCTGCAGCAAGAGATTGTGCAGAGAGACCAAAGTAAATGCCATAAGATGATGACTTGATAGAGACACTTCGATTCTTCTTCCAAGACTGACGCAGGTCTGCAGTCTCATCGTAAGACTTGGTATATCGGGCAATAAATGAACCAATATCCTTAGGACCCAAGAGACGGATACCAACAAAGTTCATATCAGGGAGACGTTCACTCAGGTTGCGAAGAAGAACCTCAGTCAGATCTCCCCACCCATGAACAAGCATATGATACGTTGTTCCCAACTTACGATCACGAAGGTATGCACTGTCATAACGTATGGATCCAGTGCTCCATCGTTCAACACCAGAAAGATTAGTAATACGCTTACTATACTTCAACCAACCAGACTCACCATCAGTAAGGATTACACATTGAACCTTTTGCACTTTGTTTTTTTGTTTAAACTGAGGCAGGATCTTGTGTAGGCAGATAATAGTCTCATTCAGAGGAGTTCCAGACAGACCCATCCGAGAAGGAACCTCATAGAAGACTCCATAACGATTAGAGTATGCAAAGGCAATACGCCAAATAGTATGCATCTGCTTCTCAAGTTCACCAGATTTTGTCTTACTGGTAAAGAGGTTTAGCAGTCGGAAGTTCTTACTGATGTAAAGATCATTCTCTCTAGGCACAACAACATCTGGAGACTTATCATCGTTATATTCATCGTCAGTGTAGTCAGAATAACGATACCACTCATTAGTAAAGGCATAAACATCAAAGGGGATGTTTGCTTTTTTGCAGAACCAAATGAGGTTGTAAAGTTGCTTGAGAGTATCAGTCAACACATCTGCCATTGAACCAGACCAGTCAAGAATAAAGACTAGACCGTGATTTTTGCCATCAGGGATGATACTAACCTTCTTGAATAGATCCTCATTGTACTTATAGGTATGAAGTTTGGTGCAATCCAACACACCAGTACGAGCAGTTGTAGCACGGGAGTAAGAGTCTGCTGCTTTCTTACACTCAAACTCTTTTACCAGGTAACTGACTTCCTTCTGAGCAGACTTTTTAAACTTGATATACTCGTCGTCTGGACGCTCATAAACATTCATCGACACACCCTCTTGAGAGAGTTTTACAGCAAACTGCTCATAAAACTCATTGATGTGATTATAAATCTCAGAGTTTTTTACGATAGCAGTATTAAGATCAACATCAGGAATCTCAAGATACTTAGGATCACCCCCATAAGAATGCTTTTCGTTTAGAGACTCTGTTTGCTGAGAGAAGTTATCTGCAGTCTTAACTTCCATAGGATCACTGGATGTGGATCCCTGATCAGTATCAGTGGTCTCAGACTCTGACGTAGATTCAGATTCTTGCTGCTCAGATTCTTCGTCATCGTTACCTTCACTTTCACTCTGCTGAGGCAACTCAGTCTGATTACTAGGGGTGTTTGAGTCACCGCTGGTGTCAGTCTGAGGCACATCAACCTGCTCAGGTTTCTGTTGCTGCTCCTGTTGAGACTTGGCGTAACGATACATCTTCTCTGCAGCAGCAATTACATCATCAAAGGTCTCTGCATCATTCAGCATTTTGATGATGGATGCTTCCTCAACACCA